ATGTATGAAATAACTGTGACGGACTTTCCAGACTGTCTCCCCACTTTACAAATCGTGAACCGATTTGAGTTGAAAGTTTGGACCATCTTTTTCTGAAAGTCGTATAACTTGAATGGAACCAGACCTCTGTCCAGTGATACAATTTTGACATAAGTTCGTATGAAGTGTTCAGGGTCTTCCGCACATTTGATATATTCCTTGATCTGGGCGGCAGTGAACTCTTGTTCCTGAAACTTAGCCTTTATCAGAGGGTTCGATATGTACGCTCGTTGACTCATCTTCAAATTCTCCAGATTTTATCGCTTTAAGTAAGTCCGCAGTGGAACCTACCATTACATTATTTTGTACGTTGGTTTGGTTGTTTATTGGTTGCCCCTTTATTTTTTGAACCTTATGATGGAGGTCAACCAAGCTCCCTTGAGCCTCGGTGTATTGTTTGAAAAGTTGTCCAAAAACTTCAAACGCTCTAGGATGACCAGACGCTTTAGCAAGTTCTAGTGCTTCCTGCATCGCTTCGGCGCCCATTTCGACACCTTGGTATATATTTTCTCTTGCATATTCAAAGTCCGTGTCAAGGTTAGCACTATCAACTCTTTTGGTTACCGTAGAGGGTGGTTGGACTTCTGGAACTTCTTCTAATGCAAATTCATTTCTTAGTTCTATTTCGTTCATTTTCAAATTCTTTTAAGATTTCAATTAGTCTAGTTACCTGTTTCTCTGTGAGTTGTCTTAAGAGACCTATACCTGCCCCATCGAAACCCATCTTGTAAAGTTCACCGTGACCAATACCCATTACAACATCTTTTCTGGTGTCATCTTTATTTCTTGGTCTTCCCCTGTTGGTGGTACGAATTTTCCTTGTTGTTTACCAATCGCGTTCATTATATCTACCTGACATACAGCATTCGTCTTAGCCCAGTATTTTACCTGTTCTTCTTGTGCTACGGTATCATTGTCAGTGTAAACAGCCTTTATTACTGGCTGTTCGATATCTCTGCGGGTTGTGTCTGTAACACAGTCACATATCAAGAAAGCAATTTGTGGTGGAAATTGTCGTGCTGTTTGATGACCTTGCATACAACTCTGCCACATATTGCGGACATCTATTGTGGGATAAGTTCCAGTAAAAACTTGATGTGGGCTCTTTACTACCAATTTCGTCTTAGCACATCCTACTATAAACACCAGTCCAATGGCGAATAAAAACATTTTCTTCATCTTTTCCTTTACTCTGCACTCTCGTCAACCCAATATGGAGAATATGGATTCTCTGGTGAATATCTGGTAATATCCGTATTGAAAGTAAATTCATCGAATTCGGAAGCATCATTAGGGTTTGGTGTAACCACTATTTCTGAATGCATGCCAGGGTCCGTTTCCTGCATATCTGCGAAGGTTCTAACTATCACTTCACGGACAGCTCCTCCACTGTTGGTAATGTCTTGAGTACCAGCAAAGAAGTAAGCTCGCATTGTAAAGCCCATTGTCCATACCATAACTCTTACACCATCTGCGGTTTGTTCGTAAGAGTCATCCATTGTTATTGAGTCTAAGTTTAATGGTATATCGAGAGACAGACCTTCCAAGGCTGGGTCTGCGGATTTGAGTAACCTCAAGGATGCCGTAAAGTCAGGATGAAAATTTGGTATTATCTGCTCGACTATTTGAGCCCCATCTTCTGTAGTCTTTGTCCAGATGTGGAGTTCAAAGCTAATATCGTAAGGAATATGCATTGGGACCTTGATGGTTTTCCCCTGACTATTCCTACCTCTAAAACTATTCAGAGGATTTAGTTTTCTTGACAGGTCGTATGTAAACCCATTAATAAGGAAACCCATTCTTGGTAGAACGACATTTGGTTTCCTGTCTAGGGTTGCATCACCTAAAATTCTTTGTCTGTAGTAGTCTCTACTCGCGTATGTCAAAGGCACGCGAAATCGAGAAGTAATGTTACTGTCCTTGTCGAACCTTCTACATTCTATGTTATTGAACAGTGTCCCAAAATAAGCGACATACGTTCTTATGAATCTGTGGTAAAAGTATTTTCCAAACATTAGAAGTTTCCATCGCTGAATGGGTCAATCTCTGAGAAGTCGATAAACGATTCCGTGGTTGTTGAAGTTGTATTTGTAACTGGGTCGTAAGTTTCTTCCGCTTCTCCGTCAGACGCTACTGTCTCAAACTCGTCATTCTGTGCTAATACATCAGCAGGTGTGTCAAGCTCTTCGATTGGAACTGTGACAGCAAGAGCTGGGTCGATACCCATAAACGAGCCGCCTGGGATAAAGGTCAATCTTCTAAACCCTGAACTTGTAGTAGAGGTTACAGTAAATGTGTCAATACTATCTTCGGATGTCAGAAAGCCATCGCTATCTTCCATTTCCAGTTTTACATCTACAGTTGTTGCACCTAAGTTTTTCTCTGACCCAACAACAATGTCGTTCGCCGAGAATCCTCCTCTAAGTGGTACGACAACAAGTTTACCACTGGAAGCATCATGAGACAAAACACGAGCGTTAGGAGACAAAGAATTATGATCGTCAACGCCAAGTGCGCTCGTTTTGTAAATGAGTTCACCTCTTGAGAATTCTCCATAACCCTCGACTGTGGATAAATAACACTCAACTCGTCCTTGAGCGTGCTGGTCTTCCAGAACATCAATGTCTGCAATCCCTGTGTTAAATATTTCATTACTATACTCCAATAAATCACATACCATCTGATACTGAGGTATGATACCGCCTGGATAAAACGGTGTTTCATGTTCAACGAAAGTTATCTGGAATAGTTTCTTATTAAAAGGAAAGTAAACCAAATCCCCTTCGAATGGTCGTGCCCTGAGTGAGGCTTGTGACCCTGTTTCCAGAGCTTGTATACTGCCGTCCTCTAAGACAATTCTATCGGATGTGGAGCCAAACGAGTTGAACTCCATTAGAAATGTATCATAGTTGGTTTGTCCAGCTCTATATCCAGCACCAACTGTGTCGTAGGAAATATCTTCCCACGTTTTTCTGGACATAGTTATTCTCATTCGGTCTTTTATCTCTAAACCAAATTTTGAATAAAACTCTCCCTCGCCTTCAAAACCGTCTGTGTTCTCTATGAGAACAGCGACATTGAAGTGACTTCTGTACTGTAACTGTTGAGACTGTCCGAATATTTGATCTTCATCGGTGTAGTCCTCTCTGGGCAGATAGATAACATCCCATCCACCCAGAAAGATAGTTTCAGCCGTAAGTGAATCAATTAGACCTTGTTGTCCTGTATCGGAATAAGGTCTAGTGTAAGGACTTACTGACATTACTATGCCCTTTCGATATTAATATCCATTGCTTCTGGGTCAAACGTTACGTTGTATGTAATCGTTATCGGTTCAATTTGAGCAACAGCTTCAACTACGGTCGCTACGACTTCGTCAGCGTGTTCTGCTATTTCTTGCTGAGCTGCTTCTGCAGTTTCCATTACTGTACAAGCTGTTTCTACAGCGGTAGAGTAAGCTGTATCTACCCAAGTGTTAGCCCACTGGACTGTATCGGACTGTAGTGCGGAATCCCACATCTGTGATGCGACAGTATTGACATCATCCATATTTGGCATGACTGGCATTGCTGGAACATCGGTATTTGCTGGGTCACACATACAATCGATAAGACCTTCAATAGTCTCGGCTGGGTTGCTTGGGTCGGCGTTTACCAGTTCGTCAATAACCCCTTTAGCTTCTTCGGGTATGCATTTATCCACCATTCTCATAACGTGATCTTTTGCTAAGTTTGTAGCTGCGTCAGCCACAAGTCCACCAATTACGTTGGTGAGCATCGGTACTAGCATTGGTAACATTTGGTCTCCTGTTATTTGTTCTTAGATATTCTTTCGTCTATCTGTTTAAGTTTGTTTGTAGATACGTGTACCACAAAATCAACCAATACTGGCAATAAGTCCCTAAAGGACAAGGCTACAAGGAACGCGATTAAATACTCAAACTCCTTATAACTTTCTAGGTAACTTA